ACAAAGCACTATGGAGAGGAGCAATCAATCAGTCATCATCCTTTGCAATCAAGTACACCAGATATGCAAGAAGTTGGAGTGATATGTCTATCAAGCATGAAGAGGAAAGGGATGCTCCTTGGATGGGAAGCAGACTGGACAATGAGTATCTGGATGCATACATTCAACTGATGCCACAGATAGATGCAGTCATCTTGAGACTCTATATGCTGGATGACTTCTCATATCAGAAGGTGAGTGATGAGACTGGAATACCAGTCAAAGATTTGTACAAATTAGTAGAGCAAGCAATCAACAAAATCAAAAGGAATGTGGAATCTAAATGTACCAAAGTCAGTCCAAGATGGAAGGATGACAATATGTAGACAATGTAAGTTCTACAACCAGAATGGAACAAAACCAACTTGTGGAAGACCTATCATTGGGAATGCTCTGACTCCAGAACAGATTGAAGAGATAGAACAAGAGAATGTAGTCACCTTCTACAGAAGGAAGACAAGACTCTGTGGATGCTTCCTCAAGGAGAAGACCAAGTTCACCTTCACATCCTGTCCAATTGGGAAATGGGGAAAGTATAGACTCTCTGATGAGCAGACAGAGGAACTGAAGAAGTTCATGGAAGAACTTCCAAGCAAGGGAATTCTCAAGAGTGAAAACATTCTACTATTGAAGGAATGGTTCAACAAGATGACTGGGAGCAAGAAGCACATTCCCAATTGTCCAAGATGTATCAAAGACTTGATTGCTTCCATCAATGCACAACTGAATGAGATAGAAAAGTGAGAGACACAATCATACATACTACCATCATGATTCCAGATACCATCAAGTGTGGGAAGAATGTCTGGGATGGATACAAGGACACAAGTGATATCGGCAATGAACTACTATTCTTTGTCATTCTTGCTGGTGCTTTGTGCTTCATCATGCTGGGTGTACTGGATGCAATCAATCAGACCAACAAACACAAGTGATGCCTATACCTACACCAACACCAAATGAGGAGAAGACTGAATTCATTGCAAGATGTATGAGTGACTCCAAGATGATATCTGAATATCCAGAAGGGAAGCAAAGACTTGCTATATGTCAGACATCATTCACAAGCAAAAGTGAAGCAAAGTAGAAGCAAAACAGAAGCAAAACAATAGCGAAATGGAAGCAAATCAAAACCAAGACAGGAAGCAAGCAATGATAAATGCTCTTTCTCAGACAATGGGGATAGTGACTCAAGCAGTCAAGATATGTGGAATCAGTTCAAGGACTCACCACACATGGATGAAGGAAGATGAGGAGTATGCTTTTGCAGTTCAAGAAATCACAGACCTTGCAATTGACTTTGCAGAGAAGAAACTCTTTGAACTAATTGATGGAGCAGAGAAGGAAGTTCTTGCAAACAATGGTAGAGTCATGAAGATAAAGGATGCACCAAATACTGCTGCAACCATCTTCTATCTGAAGACCAAAGGAAAGAAGAGAGGATATGTTGAGCGACAAGAAATCACAGGAGAAGAAGGAAGACCAATCATTCAAATTGCTGGGAACATATGATGGAAGTATCACTCCCAAAGAACTACAATAGTATCACATTGAAGCAGTATGTGGACTTCATGTGTGCAAAGACAGACATCACCAAAGCAATGATTGCAACTGGGAAGTCAAGAGAAGAAGTTGAGTCCATGCTCTTCCAGACAATTGACTTCATCAATGAGTCATTCTATGATGCTTGTGAAGTTGGTACACCAAGACATGAACAGACATTTGGTGCTGGAGGAATGCACATAGGATTCATCCCAGACATCAATGCTCTTTCATTCAGAGAGTTTGTGGACTTGGATGCATTGAGTCAACAGGTATGGACAAGTGAAGGAGTCAACTTCAAGGAACTACCAAGACTCATGGCAATCCTCTTCAGACCAATTGAAGCGAAAGTTGGAAAGTTCTATACATTGAAACCATACTCTGGTGATGCCATACCAACATACATTGAGTACATCAACCAGATGACTATGGACAGAGTGAATGGTGCATTGGTTTTTTTTTCGACTATCGAAAAAGAATCACTACTCAATTCTCAAGCCTGTTCACTCAAGCAAATGAGGATGATGATGATGGAGACTTTTCCACACCAAGCGGACTTGATAGATGGGGATGGTATCACATCATAGAGTCAGTAGCAGATAGAGACATCACTAAGTTCAAAGCAATCTTGGACAAGGATGCAAGAGAGATATTCACTCATCTATCCTACATGAGAGACTATCAAGTAGAGACAAGAAGACAAATGAGACAACAATACAGATAGACAAATATGTTCAGTCAAGTATCATACAATGTAGTAGTAGAGAGATTCAAAGCATTTGCTGATGGTCACTATCTCATCAAGAGATTCTCACATGGACAGATTGATGTCACCGATATCATGAAGGATGCTCTGTATCCTTGGATGCACATAGTACCAGTCTCAATGAATCCTTCTGCTGGAACTCGCTCCTTCTCCTTTGACATCATCTTTGCTGACTTACCAAGAGACAAGGAAGACAAGACAGAATATCAGAGAGAATCATTGAGTGATTGTATCAGACTTGCTGAAGACTTGCTTGCAGAGATTCAGAATGGGAGCATCATCTTTGGTGAGGATGTAGAACTTGAGCAAGGAACATCTATCTCTCCATTCATGGAAGAGTATACTCATGTGTTGACTGGAGTGACTCTATCATTGACCATGACATTCCCTTGGGATTGGAGTGCTTGTGAGATACCAGCAGACTGGAGTGCTGGTGGTAGTGGTAGTGGAGGAACTGGAGGAGGAGGAGGAGTATCACTCATCTTGAAGGTGAACAATGTTGAGAACAACATACAGACCATCTTGAATCTGGTGCAAGGAGCAAACATGACTATCACAGACCTTGGTGATGGGAGAGTGAAGTTTGATGCAACAGGAGACTTGGGAACAAACTGGGGAACAATCGGAGGAATCCTTGCAGACCAGATAGACTTGCAATCTGCTCTCAATCTCAAAGCAGACACATCATCACTTGCTGATGTAGCATTCTCTGGTGACTATGGTGACTTGATAAACACACCAACCATTCCGACTCTCACAAGTGAATTGACCAATGATAGTGGATTCATCACAATTGCTGATGTACCTACTCAAGTTCAATCTGATTGGAATCAGACAGATGATACTCAAGTAGACTATATCAAGAACAAACCAGCACTCCCTCCTGTGATTGGTGACATGACCAAAGCAGTCTATGATACAGATGAAGATGGTGTGGTAGATAGTGCTGAGAGAATCCAGATAGTGGTGAGGAATTCAACTGGAAGCACACTACTCAAAGGACAAGTTGTCTATCTATCTGGTGCAACTGGGAACAGACCCAATGCAGTTCTTGCAGATGCATCAAGTGAAGCAACATCATCAAAGACAATTGGTCTTGTGATTGCCGATATTGGAGACAATTCTGATGGACAGATTGCAGTCAATGGTACACTTCATGACTTGGACACATCTGCTTTCAATGAAGGTGATACTCTTTGGTTGAGTGAGACTGCTGGAGAAGTTCAAGCAAATACTCCACCAGCAGAACCAGCACATAGTGTGTTCATTGGATATGTTGCAAGGAGTCATCCAAACTTTGGAAGAGTAGTCATCCAGATACAGAATGGATATGAACTGAATGAACTGCATGGTGTTAGAATTACATCAGAGAATGATGGTGATGTTCTACGCTATGATGGTTCACTCTGGAGGAATCAATCTTTGGAGAGCAACATAGTAGCAAATTCATCTGGTGTATCTGGAGCAAGTGTGACTGATGCTCTTGACACATTGGATGCAAATAAAGTTGATGCAAATGCTCCAATCCTTTCGGGAACTGCAACCAAAGTAGTCTATGATGAAAAAGGACTTGTGATTTCTGGTGGACAGATAACTGCATTGGATATTCCTTTTGGAATAGATGCAATAAGAATTGGAACTGGTGTAGTGAGCAATACTGAGTTTGGTTTTTTGGATGGAGTCGGTAGTTCAATTCAAACACAACTGAATGGAAAGGTGACTTCAAATACTCCCATCACTCCACAGACTGCAACCAAGATAACATATGATGCAAAAGGATTGGTGACTGGTGGTGGTTCACTTCTTGCTTCTGATATTCCTACTGGTATTCCAGCGACAAGTATAGGAGGAGGAACAATAGACAATACTGAATTTGGATTCCTCAATGGAGTGACCAGCAACATCCAGACTCAAATCAATGGTCTATCAATTCCTACATTGAACACAAGAGGAACAGCAGTTGCTCCAGTACAAGTCAATGCTACTACTGCAACCAGTTGCAATCTATCTCTCAGTCTTCCTTCTGGTACTGCTGATAGAACATACTACATTGAAGCCTGTTGGGCAATTCAAGCATCATTCAACCCAACATCTGGTGCAAGAGTAGGATTCTTGTGGAGTGGTTCAATCCTCAATTTTCATGGAGTCTATCAAGGTAGTCAATCGGAAATAGAATTCCGAAATGGACAAGTCATATCACTTGGGAGTGGAACTTTGTTTCCATCAAACACACCATATCTTGCAAATGACATCACAAGGAATGCACTCTCACCAACTATCTTCAAAGGATATTGTAGTGTGGTTGCTGGAAGCACTACTACTTTGACTCTTGCTCTTGCAGCAGTCACATTGAATCAGACCATATCATTCAGTCCTCGTGGTTCATATCTAAGAGCAATAAGAGTCAACTAAGATGGGAGAATTGACTGAACTGAGAAAGATGCTCAATGAGTTTGGATTGAGAGCAGTTGAACTTGCAAGGAGCAACTTGCAGATTGATAGAACCATTGATGGAAAGAAGAGAAGGAGAGTAGCATCTGGGAAACTCAGAGACTCATTGACATACAGACTATGGAAGAGAGGGAAGACAGATGTCATCATCTTCACCACTAACTCCAAAGAGACAAGAGAGTATGCTGATGTGATTGAAGAAGGTAGAAGACCAAACTCTACTCCACCACCAATTCAACCAATCCTTGAATGGATAAAGTTGAAGAAGATACGATTGAGGAATGTTGACTCTGAGAATGTGATGAGGAGAAGTCAATTCAAGAAGAGAGCAACCAAACCAAAGGATAGAGAAGATGAACTTCTTCTGGTAGCAAGGAGGATGTCCAAGAGTATAGGCATCAAAGGAATCAAAGGAATCCACTACTTCCAAGAAGCAATAGATGATGCTCTGGAAGAGTTTGATGATAGCATGATATCGGCAATCATCCAAGACATAGAGAAACAATTGAAGTCAGACAAATACATCAAATAGACATGGGATTATCAATAGTTGAGCAACCATATGAATGGACATTGAGAGGACAGAAACTCTTGTATAGAATTTCATCTACCAATGTGAGTCAAGATGGTTTCAAATATGGAGTATCTGTGACAGATATTGCAACAGGAAAAGTCTATACATTCTTTGTAGACAGAAGTCCATCAACCAATGATTTGCTCTTTGACCTTGCTCCAGTAGTCAAGATGTTCAATGATGAATCTACACCAGACTTGCATACTGCTCCAGCAGACAATCCTTGGGATGAACCATTGGGAGGAAGTTGGAAGTCCTTCACTATTCAGTTCTCTGAATGGTGGTTGGTTGGAGGAGTATTGGAAGACAATCAAGAATACTTGAATGTTGCAGCATTCATACTCAATGGATACTATCAACCTTTTGATGGATACAAACCAAGTGTTGATGGTGCTGGGAATACTCAACTTGCTCTTGGAAGCAATTCAAGTAGAACTTGGTCTGATAGATTTCCAGATACACACACTTGGTTCAATTCACCAATTGGTTTGCCGATTTCAAAAACCAGAACATATATTCCATGCTTTGGTACTGACTATGGATTGATGTATGTTCCATTGAAGACAACTCTTGCTGGGAATGCTGGTGCAATGAAAATAGTGATGTTTACAACTGCTGGTGGTGCTCCAGCAACTCATGAGATTCCTTTGACAGGAAATGAAGTGATTGGTTGTGGAGTCTATCCAATGAACATCAATGATGCTGGTAGTTTCCCCAATTCAGTCAAACCAGCAATGAATCCAAACTGGATATACTATGCAATCATCTTCTCTGCAAATGTCGGAGGACTTCCAAGAACTATCACATACAACTTCTATAATGCAGAGAAGTATGGACAATTTGATTGCAGATATGACTATGTGAGACTTGCTTGGGTGAGTAGTCGCTCTGGTTGGGATTATGCAAACTTTATCAAGAAGAATGAAGTGAGCAATGAGTTTGAGAGAAAGCAGTACAAGAAACTTCTCACAAATAAATTTGGTACATTTAACAATTGGCAAAGACAATTGACAGACAGACAGACCATAGTGACTCAGACATTGACCATCACTTCTGATTGGATTCAAGAGAATGAGTTTGTATTCTTGAGAGGACTCTTTGCAAGCAACCAAGTTGAATTGATAGACACAACATCTGACAAGTCTCTTGGATATCGCAAACCAGTATCTATCATTGATACATCCTTTGTAGAGAAGAAGGAGAGGAATGGGAAACTCTACAACATCACTATCAAACTCAAATACTCACAAGACTACTGGACATGATGAATGAAGTACAATTGATTGCTTGGAAGAAAGCAATAGAAGATGAAGTATTCTATACTGGAGTCTGCATATCTGCTCAAAGCAAGGATACAGAATTCAGAGCAACTATTGCTCCTATTGCTGGTGTTGCAGATGTCACAGACTTGAGAGGGTATTGGATAAGGTTGACCAATGAACTTGGACAATCACAATACTTCCCAATTGTGCAAGCACAAGTCTTGAGCGGAAACTGGTTGCTGACTGCTCCATTCTCCTCTCCTGTTTCATATGAATTGAGTGAGTTTGATTTCTCCATCTCTACCTATCAGATAGTCACCAGAGAGTATACTGGTGAGTTGAACAATTCACTTCTCACTACAGGAGCATTCTTCAGAGTGAATGGAGACCAAAGTTCAACACTTGGTAAAACTATCCAGATAGAACTTGAGACAGGACAGAAGTATCATTGGGTGATAACTTCAGTAAACTATCCAGTAGGAACAGGACAGACAGACATTGGATTGCTTGGTTCATTCTCTCCTCCAGCACCATCCATCAATGGTACTTGGTCAATAGTGTTTGAGACTTCTCCATACTATCTGGAACTCTATCCCAATGAGAGCATATCTCAGAACTGGAGATTCACCGATATCAGCAACTTTGGAACTACTGGTTCATTCAGTAGGGAGTTTAGAATCCCAGCAACTCAGAACAATTCATTCATCTTTGGTATAGTGGAGGAAGTCAACTTCAATGATGACTTGAACTACTTCCACACCAAACTGAAAGCAGAAATCAGAGTCTCTACTTTCCCAATTGCAATTGGTCACATCAGATTGATGAAGACATATACTCAAGATGGAAAGTATAGTGACTTGCAGTTGTCATTCTATGCTGAGACTCCAGACTTGCAGAGAGCAATAGGTGATGCAAAGTTGAAGGAACTGAGTGACCTTCCACTATTGAATCATCCATTGACACATAGTATAGTGACTGGTTCAGAAGCAATCATTGCAACTGGGAACATACTTGGACTTGGTGGAGTAGGAGCAACATCAATCAGAATTCCAGAACAATCAAATCTTGGACAATTTGTAGGAAGCACAATCAGACTCATCAATGGAGCAAATACTACCACAAGACCAATCACAAGTGCAAGTGAATACACATCATCACAAGATGAGATTGGATGGAGTATTGGATTGAATCAGAACTATGTTGGAGGAACTTGGGAATTGATAGATAGTCAACTATTCAACAATGTTCAGTATGCTCTTGTAGATAGAGGACAGAAATGGGATGAGACAACTGCAAATGGAACAAGACCAATCTCTGATTCCAACATTCCTCTCTATGCTGGTGATATGACTCCACATCTCAATGCTTGGTGGATATTCACCAACATCTTGAAAGATGCTGGATTCTCACTCAATCCAACACCATTGCAAGCAATTCTCACATCATACTGGAGTCCTTGGATAAACTCATCCAGCATCCAAGTCAATAATCAAGATACTGGATATCTGTTCCGAGCGCAATACACCAGCACACAACTTCTTGACTTTGGACAAACCTTCAACAATGTTCCAGAGATATATGACAACAATGGTGACTTGTTTGCTGGAGCAATCTATCAACCACCATTCCCAGCATCATACACATTCAGAGTATGGTTGACATTCACTCCTGTCAATCTGTTTGATGCTCCACAGAGTATATCATTCAGAGTGAGGAATGCACAAGACCCAAGTCTTGTCTACTTCACTCATTCTGTATTCATCTCAGAAGAGGATGCAATTGCACAGATACCAATCAATGTTCAGTTCACAACCAATGCTATCTTCCTTCTTCCCATGACTGGTGCTGATGGAGTGATTGTAGAAGTGAGAACTCTGTACAACAATACACCATTCTATGGTAGTGCAACCTATGACCCATTCAACGCAACTGGTTGGGAACTGGTGAAGATTGAGAATGTTGCATATGGAGCAGTCATGCAGATGAACCAGAATGCACCAGATGTGAAGCAGATAGACTTTGTGAAGGACATCATCAATATGCATTGTTGTGCAATAGTTCCCGACACATTCAAACCAAGTGTATTGAACATCATCCCAATGGTTGACTATGTCAATAGTGGGAACACACTTGATTGGACAGACAAGTTGGATATCAGCAAAGACATCATTCTGAATCCTACAACCGACAGACAGAAGAAGAACATCCTCTTCACATACAAGAATGGTGGAGACTTGATATCAAAGGTATTCTCAGACAATGGTAGAACATATGGAGAATACAAGATAGAAGGATACCAAGTGAATCCAGATGAACCAGTCAATGATTTTGCTGATGGTGATTTGAAGATTCAGTTGACTGCTGAATCCAATCCATGCAACTTCATTGCTGGAACTTCTCTTGTCATCTCAAAGTATCGGAATGACAAGGGAGACTTTGTGACTCCCAACTTGAGATTTGTCTATATGTCTGATATTGGACTGGTGAAGTTGTATGATGAAGTGAGTGAAGCAGTATTGGAGTCAGCAGTTAATGTCACCAATCACTACTCAGACTCATATGCAACTATCTCTGACTTTGATTTGAACTTTGCTCCAGAGACTCCTCTTCATGTGATAGAAGAGAATCCATTCAAGAATCTCTTCAACCTATATTGGAGAGACTACATGAATGAACTATACTCACCCAAAGCAAGAATCCTTGAAGCATCCTTTGCTCTTGATGTGATGGATGTCCAGTCATTCTCTTTTGCTGACAAGATATGGGTGAAAGATTCATACTGGAGAATCCTTGAAATCACAGACTACAAAGTTGGGATGAATGAATCTACCAGAGTAGTTCTCATCAAGACAGACATGGACTCTCCAGATTGTACTTCTATTCCATTCCAAAGTAGTTCCAATGGTTTCATCCAGTTTGAAGACTTTGATGGGAATCCAGTTCCTCCATCAGCATCATGTTGCATCCGATATGGATACACATGGAATAGTCAATTGAATCAATGCTTGGGTAGAGGACAAGGAAGTAGTGAACCATCAGACCCAACAGGAGGAGGGAGTGCAATGATGGTGATGCAAGGACAGAAGAATCAACCAGCATTGAAGATTGCAATGGTGACTGGAAGCAATGTATCTCCAGACAACAATTGGTCTTCATATATCGGAAGAGACATCACTATACCAGCAAACAATCCATTCACTACTGCTCAAGGTGACTTGCTTCAATCAAAAGAAGGACAACCAGCATCTGCTCTGCTTGGTTCAAATACACTTTCTCCAATCAAAGGACTTCACTTTGGTGGTGGATGGAGAGGACAAAGGTTGAGTAGTGCAATTGGTAGTCAGCAATCTGGATTCATAGTGCTTGGGAATAGCAAAGTCTTCAACTCTGATGGGGATTCTATTGAAGTGTTTGTGGGCAATGAGACCATCACCAGATTGAATCTTGATTCAAAAACTCAATGGTCTTGTATCATGAACATTCATATATCAGACCATAGTGGATTCTGGGCATATTCTGTCTACACATTCACTATATGGAAGGACTCAATTGCTGATGCATCTACACCAATTCAAATGTCTATAGATGATTCTATAGGGAATCAACTTGAAGTTGCACCTACTATAGATGTGACATCTGATACATCACAACATAGATTCAGAATTCAATTGAATGACATTGGTACATCAACAGCATATTTGTTCCCTACTCCTCCAGTAGATGTAGTTGCAACACTTCAATATACTCAAAGCAGATGACAAACAAGAATTCAATCAGTTCAGTTCTATCTCTCATGAAGTCAAAGATTCCAGTAGATAGACCATCATTCAAGTTGGATGGTTGGAAGTATCAATGCTGGAAGTGTGCAAAGTATTTTTTCCAATTTGCTTGGTACACAATTGTAGTATATGCAATCTATAAATTGATTTTCTAACATGGCAAAAGAATACCAAGTCAAGATATCCATTGATAGTGCTGGTGCAATCTCCTCAATTGATGGAGTGACAAAAGCATTGGACAAAACTGGTGAAGCAGCAGATAATACAGAAAAGCAAATCAATGATTTGGCAAAGTCTCTGAGGACTCTTGACCCAAAGACAAAGCAATGGCAAGAACTTGCAAAGCAGTATTCAGATTTGGGAGGGAATGCAAAAGTCTTGAATGGTGGACTCAAAGACTTGAAGAATACTCTTTCTACTACAGACCCAAATACTGAGGAATGGAAGCAACTCAATGCAACCTACATTGAACTGGGAGGAAGTGTATCGGAATTGACAGGAGCAAGACTCAAGAATCTCAAAGAACAACTTGATGGACTTGCACCAGATTCAGAGCAATATAGAAAAGTTGCAGATGAATTCACCAATCTGGGAGGAAAGATTGACCCAGTAGTCCAACCAGTCAAGACTCTCAGACAACAAATCAAAGAACTTCAGAATGAACTTCTATCTGGAAAGATTCCACAAGGAAGTCAGCAGTTCAATGATATGTCCAAAGAACTTGCAGAACTGAAGGACAAAGCAAAGGACTTCAATGAGGAAGTTGGTGCAAGAGCAGGTAGTTCACTTGAACAGACTTCTGGTGGACTTGCATTGATGAAGGAGAGATTGACCAACTTGGACTTTGAGGGATTCACTCAAGCAACCAAAGGACTCTCTGTTAGTATCAAAAGTGTTGGATGGAAAGAATTCACAGGAGGAATCAAGGACTCTGCAAAAGCATTCTGGGGATTGGCAACTGCAATCATGTCCAATCCAGTAGTCTTGATATTGACTGCAATTGCTCTTGCTGGAACTGCAATCTACATGGCATTCAAAGTTGCTGAGAAGAATGTTCAAGAGTCAACCGATAGAATGCTGAAGATGATTGATGTCAATGCTGAAGCAAGGAAGAGAGATGAGAAGTTGATGCTTGCAGATGCACAAGGGAATGCACAGAAAGTATATGAAGCAAGACTCTCTGCAAATAGAGCAGAGCAAGCAGATAACGCAAGGAAGGTACTTGCAATCTTAGACCAAGAGAAGACTGGTACAAAGATGACAGAAGACCAGTTCAAGCAGTTGACTGATGCAAGGAAGAGGAAAGCAGACTTGGAAGTTGAACTTGAACTATTGAAGATTGAGAGAATCAATGCTCTCAACCAAGCATCCTTTGACTTGGAGAGAAGATTCAATCAAGTTGGTATGACTGCAAGACAGAAAGCATCTGATGACTTGAAGAATTCATTTGATGACCAAGAGAAGAAGTTGATAGAACTTGGTGCAACACAAGAGATGCTTGGTCAATTGAATGCAGTCCGAAATGAGGAAGAGAGAAAGTTGAATGCACAATTTGCAAAGGAAGATGCAGACAAAGGAAAAGCAGCAAAGGACAAAAAGAAAGCAGATGCCAAAGAGATTGCCGATGCATTGAAAGCAGCAAAGGAAACTCAGATGAATGAAGAGATTGCAATGGAAGAAGACTTGACTGAGAGAATCAGAAGAGCAAAGATGTCTGACAAGGACATCAGAATTGAAGCAATCAGAGATGAATACTTCACATTGATTGAGAATGCCAAAGATTTGGGAATGGACTATGTTGCTCTTGAGAAAGAGATGCAGAAAAAAATCACAGACATTCAACAGGAAGGAGTCAAGGAGAGACAACAATTGCAGACTCAAATCATGCAAGAGCAAATTGCAGAAGAAGAGATGTACTTCCAAATGTCTTTGGATGCTGGGAAGACAGAGCATGAATTGAAACTCCAGCAACTGGAGGAGCAATACTTTGCAGAGAAGACTATGATGGAGCAGTATCAAATTGATACTACTGACTTGACCAAAAAGTATGAGCAGAACAAGACTCTCATAGAAATGGAAGAGAGACAAAGAAGAGTAGACCAACAAGTAGAATGGGCAAACATGAGCATCAACTTGCTGACTTCATTGAGTGACTTGGGCGAACAGAAGACAGAGCAAGGAAGGAAGAAAGCATTCAAGAGAAACAAAGCACTCCAGATTGCTCAAGCAACTGCCGACACATATGCATCTGCAACAAAAGCATATGGTTCACAATTGGTAGTTGGTGATGTGACTTCTCCTGTGAGAGCAACCATTGCTGCTGGTATTGCAGTAGGTGCTGGACTTGCAAACATTGCAAAGATTGCAAAAACACAATATGAAGGAGGAAGCACAACCACACCATCTTCTGGTGGTGGTGGTGGTAGCATGGGTAGTGGAGGAGGAGAGACAACAGGAACAACAAACTCTTCTGCTCAATTCAATCCATTGGTGACAGACTTCATCAACAATAGACCAGACCAAATCACTCCAGCATATGTGCTTGCTGGTGATGTTGCATCTGCTACAGAAGCAAGAGAAAAAGTTGAGAATTTAGCAAGAATAAAATAGAACAACATGGAACAGAAAAGAGTAGTCAAGTGTGTGATAGATGACCAAGGAAAGTTGGGAATCTCAGCAATTGGATTGGTGCATGACCCAGCAATAGAAGAACTCTGGGTGAGTTTGTCCAAGATAAAATTGAGTCAGATACAAGAGGAGAGGAAGATGTTGTATGGTGCTGCTCTTGTACCAGACAAGCACATCCTCCGATTGGATGGGAATGGTGAAGAATTCTACATCATGTTTGAGAAGGAGACCATCATGAAGTGTGCTCATCAATTCCTCAAGCAGAATCTCCAGCACCAGCATACATATGAGCATGAGCATCCAGTCTCTGGATGTGTGGTGGTGGAATCATGGATAGTAGAAGGAGAGCAAGACAAGTCAAGACAACTTGGTCTGGATGTTCCTGTTGGTACTTGGATGATAGGAACAAAAGTAGATGATGAGTCTATCTGGGAGGAAGTGAAGAATGGAACTATCAGAGGATTCTCAATAGAAGGAATGTTCAATGAGATTGGTCTATCAATGTCAGCACCATCAAGTGAAGACTTGTTCATTGCTGAACTTGAGAAACTACTTCAAGAATTGTGATTGTAGTTTGTTGAATTGGTTTTGGAGTAAATGAAGAGAGGAGTCAAAGGACTCCTCTTTTTCACTTAACATACACACTATATCTATCAAGCAAGGACTCAATCAATGCTCTTGACAAATATATGTGCAGACCATCACTACAAGTCTGATGTCAATAGATTGAACTATGAACAATCATGGGAATAGATGTGTCTATTTCTTTCTACTGAAAAGATTAACCATGTCCAAGAATTTCATCACTCGTCTCAAAGAGACATTCCACAAGTTCAATATAGACCCATCACAAGTTGGTGTTCAACTTGAAGATGAAATCAAACTTTCTTCAGAAGGCAAACTTCAAGATGGAACAATGATATACTCAACTGCTGATGCTTGGGGAGTAGGAGCAGACATCTACACTTTGGATGAGAATGGAACTCCAGTTCCTGTTGCTGCTGGTGAGTATGTGTTGGAAGATGGTACAAAAGTCATGGTGGATGAGAATGGATTCATTGCTGAGTTTGGTGAACCAACAGAGCAAGAGATGTCATCAGAAGACTTGATGAAAATCATTGAGTCTTTGAGTGAGAAGGTGAATGCTCTCACCAATGAGAAGACTGAACTTGCAACACAACTTGCAACTGAGTCTGAGAAAGCAATCAAGTCATCTCAAGAAGTATCTTCATTGAAGACAGAATTGTCATCACTCAAGAAGACTGCATCAACTGCATCTATCAAAGAGACCAAGAGTCATGTCTTTGCAAAGGAGAAGTCACAATCATCTGAAAAGTCATACTCACAGATGACATTGAAAGAGAGAATTCTCTACAACATTGAACAATCAAAATCAAATTAAACCAGTATAATTTCTAATTTTTAAAATTGCTATGGCAACCACAAACACCTTAGACACAACTTATGCTGGAAAGTATGCTGGTGAATACATCCGCTCTGCTTTCCAAGCAAATGACTCACTCAACTTTGTAACATTCCGCACCAATGTAGATTGGAGGGAAGTAGTGAAGAAGTTGGTTGATGATGTAGACTTTGAAGCACCAAATTGTGCATTCACTCCTCTGGGTGATGTAGCAATCACAGAGCGATTCTTGACCATCAAGAAGTTCCAAGTTCAGCGAGAAATTTGCAAGAACACATACCTACAAGATTGGGCTGCACGAGATGTGCAGAATGGAAACTTGGAGACTGCTTTGACAGACAACTTGATTGCAAATATGCTGGAAGGAATTGCAGCAGCAAATGAGACCAAGATGTGGACTGGTACTGATTCAGCAACTTCATATGATGGTTTGGTGACTCTCATCAGCAATGATGTTGATGGTGATGTGAACTTTGTGACTACTCCAGTTGCAATCACAAATGCAAACGTATTTGCAGAGATGCAGCGACTTGTTGCAGCACTACCAGTTGCAATCAAGAATTCAACTGAAAAACCAATCATGTACATCAGCACAGATGTATGGGAGAAGTTCATGTTTGCTTCTGCTGCTGCTGGAAATGGATGGTACACATTCGGTGGTGCTGAAGTACCAAAGACATTCCTTGGTATGTATCAGATTGGAGTTTGCTCTGGTCTTCCAGCAAACACCATGTTGATGACTCAGAAGTCAAACTTGTGGTTTGGTACTAATGTAGAGTCAGACTGGAACAACATTCTTGTGAAAGATATGGGTGAGTTTGGTGAGGACAATGTTCGCTTCTCTGCAAAGTTCTTTGCTGGTGTTCAGTATGGAATTGGTAGCAAGATTGCTGCATATGGAACTGCATTCTAATTCATCAAAGTCTAACACTTAAAAAAAAAATACTATGGCTGATTGTTTGCTTGGGGCTGGATTCAGTCTTTTGTGTAACGAGGGAATCGGAGGAGTCAAGGACGTATATCTTGCAAACTGGGAATTGTTTGAGACAGATGTAGTGTTGACTGCTGGTGTGGTAACTGCATTACCTACTGCAACTATCTACCGATATCAACCCAATCGTTCTACAGGAGCGGTGACCATGACTCCAAATCAGAATCTTGAGAATGGAACATTGTTCTTCACTCAAGCAGTAGAATTCACATTGGGCAAATTGTCCCCAGAGAAGCACGTTGAATTCAATGTATTGTCAAAGGCCAAACTTGCAGTATTTGTTCGTCTCTATGATGACCAGATTCTTTTTGTTGGTCGTACTGATGGTGCATTCTTGACTGCTGGTTCATACCAATCTGGAAAAGCAAAAGGTGACATGAGCGGATATATGTGTACGATAACTGCTGAAGAACCAGAGTTGTGTCCATTCCTTGCTCAATATACTGCTGGAGATGAACCATTCTCCAACTTTGCTGGAATCTCTGTTGTGACAGATTAAGATTCTACAGAATAAAAATTGAAAGAAGGGAGGGAGTATTCCTTCCCTTTTTTCTTAACTGATAGACCAATGATATACCTTGAAACAAATACTCCCAATCAACTTATCAGATTGAGTCTTGATGAATCAAGGCAATACTATTCTACACCATTCACTCACTATCTGTTCATACTTCAGCATGAAGAGAATTCAACTGCTGGTGTAGATTTGCAACAAGTACCAACCATCATTGGAGAGAATCAGAGAATCACAATTCTACTTGTGACTACTGCATCACTCACACTTGCTGGAAGATATAGGTACTATGTGTATGGACAGAATAGTTCTACCAATTTGAATCCAACAGATGCTTCAGTAGTTGGACTCTGTGAAGTTGGATGGGCAAATCTGTCTGATGGTTCAACTGCTTTTGATGTGCAGAGCATCACAATTCAAGATGATGTGATATACAATGGATGAGAAGACAACAAATACAAATGTAGTATCACTCAAGTTGAGTGACTACTCTCCTGTTCTAACTACTGAGAAAGCAGATAGAGGAGGATGGGTGAACTTTGGAGAAAGGAATCTCTTCCCAAATTACTTGAGGGAACTATCAGAGACATCTCCAGTTCATGGTTCACTATGTATCTCTATCGGTGACATGATTGCTGGGAAGGCAATTCATGCTGGAGCATATCAAACAAGAGTAGATTCTTTGGATACCTACAATGTTTCATATGGTGCATCACATGACTTGAAGAAGTATGGTGGATACTACATTGAAGTCATCTACACACTTGACAAATCTGGTATTGCAAAGATTAAGCACATCCCTTTTGAGGAATGTAGAATTGGAATTGATACAGAGTCTGAAGACATCATTGGTGTATACCATAGTGATGACTGGTCTGCTACAAAGAAGAAGAAAAACAAACCAGTATTCATTCCCAGATTCAATCCTCTGAAGAAGTCAACAGAGGGAAGACAGATGTACTGGTGCTTCAACTACACATCTGGTCAAATCTATCCAAGACCAGACTACTGGAGTGCAGTCAACTACATTGAACTATCAAAGCAGATTGGAATCTACCATTGTTCCAACATTCTTTCTGGTCTATTCCCATCATTCATTGTCAACTTCTACAATGGTGAAACAGACCCAGAGAAACAGAGGAAGATGATGCAAGACTGGGAGAACAAATTGTCTGGAGCAAGGAATGCTGGAAAGTTCATCATGACATTCAATGAACCAGATACTCAGAAAGTAGATGTGATTCCATTTCCGATTCAAGATGCAGACAAGCAGTATGAATTCTTGAGTGAATCTTCCAGAAAGGAAGTGATGATTGCTCACAGAATCACTACTCCTCTGCTCTTTGGTATCAGAGACAATACTGGTTTTGGTAGCAACAAGGATGAGATGGAGACTGGTCTCCAAATCTTCATCAATCAAGTGATTGAACCAGCACAGAGGAAGGTGACTGATGGACTTGAAGAGATTCTATCTGTAGAGATGCAAGGAATTCAACTGGTGATTGTACCAAACACACCATTGAAGACTCAAGCAATGATAGCAGATGAAGCACAAGCATCTGGTGGTGGTGATGTTGCTGGTACTGCTCTCAATGGAGCGCAAATATCCAGCATGATTGAGATACTCATTCAGTCTGCAACTGGTGTTCTTCCTGTTCCTTCTGCAAAAGCAGTCATGAAAGCATCATTCCCGACATTGACAGACCAACAAGTTGAAGATATCTTCACAGGAATCTCTGCTGGTAGTGTGAATCCAAGTGAGATTGCAATGAATTCACTCCAGACTCTGATGCATCATCTGTCTGGAAAAAAAAAAGTAGAAACTGAGAGACTCAATCTTGATGATTCTGCTGATGTGTTGATTGCTCTTGGTGAGAAACCAGATGCTGATTGGATTCTGATTGATGAATTCAAGGTTGACTATGATACTGATGATGAAGACAACCAACTTCTTGAGTCAATAGAGTCACATGAACTTGCAACCAGAGTAGTCAAGGGAACTCCCAATCAAATATCTGAACAGGACAAGAGGATGAACAACAAACTCTTCATCACCAGATACAGATACAGAGGAGACCCAGAACCACAGAGACCATTCTGCAAGAAGATGATGAGTGCTGACTTGCTATATCGCAAAGAGGATATAGAAGCAATGGAGAACAAAGTAGTGAACTCTGGATGGGGAGCATATGGTGAAGACACATACTCAATCTGGTTGACAAAGCAGTGCCAACATACTGATAATCAGCAACATATGCTCTATAAAGGAGGAGGAAACTGCTATCACTTCTGGCAAAAGGAAGTGTACATCTCCAGCAGAGTAGCAAAGATTGACTTGGAATCTCCATCAGCAAAGAGGATTGCAGTTGCCAAAGCAGAGAAGATGGGATACAAGGTGAGGAATGATGCAAGAGTTGCAAAGATTCCCTTTGACCAGAAGTACAATGGATTCCTTCCATCCAATCCAGTATGGGGAAAGAATGGAACTGCATACAAGAAAAAATAAAAAAGCAAACACATGGCTGAAGTAGTATTCATATCGGACACATACATCAAGAAGTACACACAAGTCAATGATAGTGTTGACCCAAACTTCTTCTATCCATCAATCTATCTTGCACAGGACAAGTATCTGTCTCCATACCTTGGAACAAACTTGTACAACAGACTCAAGGATGATGTTGCAAACAATACATTGACTGGTGACTACAAGACTTTGATGGATGACTATATCTTGAGAGTAGTCTTGTGGTGGACAATGGTTGATGTCTATCCCTACTTGACCTACAAGATTGACAATGGTTCACTTGTTCAGAGAGTGAGTGAGGATACACAACCAGCATCTGATGCAGTCATGAAGTCAATGATGGATAGAGCAAGACAGAATGCAGAATACTATACTGGACTTTTGATTGACTACTTGTGTTCAGAGTCAAATTTGTTCCCAGAGTATTCCAACAATACTTCACCACAGAGATGTCCAATTGGAATCAGAAAAGGAGACTCACACTACATCTTCTCAAGTGGAGGACATCCAGCAAATGTGAGACATGGTGAGAGAAGACTCAACCAACTACCATGAAGAAAAGAGATACCAAGAAACTGAAAAGAGAATACTTGAACAGACTGCTCAAGTATGAACATAAACTCTTGACTAAGTTGGTCACAAGTAAAGTGAAAGAGACATGAATCAATTCTGGGAAGATGTTGGAATGTTCATTCACACATATGGACAATTCATCATTGGAACAGGACTGGGAGTGATTGCAAAACTATCCTATGATATCTACATGAAGAGGACTCTATCAATACTGCAATGGATATCCATCATTGGTCTGTCGATATTTTCTGGGTATCTTATGTCTGTCTATTGCGTATCAAATCACATGGAGAAGGAAGCACAATACCTTGTTCCCATTGCAACATTGATGGGAGAGAAGATTGTTGTCTATCTCTTTGCCAACTACAAGGACATCATCAATGCATTCATCAAAGTAATTCAACCGAAAAAGTAAACAAACAAATATCTATACTATGGAAGAAATCATGAACCCAACTTCAGATGACTTGTTGAGAGAGACAATCATCATTCTCATTGGTCTAATTGTACGAGCAATTGAGAAGAGGAAACTCAAGAAACAATTGAAAAAACAATCAACAGAGGAGTGAACTATGGCATCCAGAGAAATCAAAGACTGCACACTTGAACTTCAGAGAGCATGGTCTCTTGCATCTGCTGAGTTTGCTTCCAAACATCCAGCACTACCACAACCATTCATCACTTGCACATACAGGAGCGAACAGGAGCAACTTGAACTCTATGCCCAAGGAAGGACAAAGAAGGGAAAAATAGTCACCCAGATTGCTTCTGGAGGGAAGCACAACATTCTCCCAGCACAGGCATTTGATATTGCTTTCAAGAAAGATGGAAAGTTGGACTGGTCTGCTCACCTATTCAAGAAGTTTGCAGACATAGTCAAGAGAGTATCTGATGATGTAGAATGGGGAGGAGACTGGAAGAGATTCAAAGACCTTCCTCACTTCCAAGTGTAACAAAAAAAAGAGAGCATCACTCTGGATGCTCTCTCTTTGATTCTGGTGGTGATTACTTCACCAAGTATCTGTAGTGTGGTGATACCAATGTGGAATCTTCTGCTGCCCAGATTGTCCATGCTTTGATTGTCTTCACACCATCAGTCATGGTCATCTCCAAGTTGATTCCAACATATCCAGATACAAGTTTGAAGTTGGTCATGTCCATTCCTTTCTGGGTGATTTTGATTGCCAACTTTGAAAGTGAAGAAGTGTAGTGCAATTCAGCACACTTCATTGCTTCTTCTACAAAAGCAGTCAAACCATTCTTCTCAATCTTTCTCATCTTCTGCAACTTGTTTGCAAGTTTGTTGTACTCAGCACCAAGAGAATGCTTTGCTGCATCCTTGTTGCGGATTGCTTCATTGTATGCTGATACAACAGAATCAAGTTCAGACTTAACTGATGGAATGCTTTCCATGATGTGTGCATACTGATGGTTTGCAAAAGTGTGAGTCTTGCAAAGTAGTGATTGCTTCAAGTCAAATGTCTCTTTGGTGAGGATAGCAAGGATACCAGTATCAGAAGACTCAACTTCACCAATGATTGCTGGGTGATTGAAGTCTGCTGCAACAATCTCATTGGCAGTCTTGGTTGCAAGAGAGCGCAATTTGTATGGTAGGTAGTTTCTGCATTGGATGCTGATAGATACTTTGTTGTCATCCTTGAGAGTCACGCTACCATAAGCAGATGCTGACTTTGTTCCACATGGTGAGTAGATTGTTGCTGAGAAAGATGCTTTTTTCATTGTGTGTGTTTTTTAATTATTTGCCAAAGATATAGACACAGATAGACATCTCCGACATCTTTCTGAAAATATTTTTTTTCTCTATGATTTTCAGCAAGTTAGAGTACACCATGTCTGTTGTTAATAACTTCTCTTGGAATGATAGACATTTGTAGTACATTTGCTACTCCAATAAAGGAACACACTAAAAAAATCAGACACATGAACACCATTCAAATTCCAATCAAAGTCCAGTTCACTCTCAATGCAGAACTGAATCAACTCAATCGCTCACTTGGGTATCTCCATGCTTCACTTGCTCTTGCAATAGAAGAAGGAAACATAGTAGAAGAGGACTATTGCTTCAAAAGAATAGACTTGGTCACAGATAGAATTGTTGAATTGGATACTCTCCTCAATAGATATCCTCGCTAATTTACTGATTGGGGAGGAGTCAGACTCCTCCCCTATTTTTCATTCTCAAATCATACACACATGGCAAAGTTTGACTTCAGAAATCAATTGAAAGGAAGGGATGTTTCCTCACTTCAATCACTCAGAGAATATCATCTCAATGTGATGCTGGACTTGATGTCTATTGGACACAAGGATTCAACCAAGCATCTGAGATATTTGTCTCACATAGATACTGCAATCAGCAAAATCAAATAATCCCCAAAACCAGAATCACTATGTACAATGTACTAATTGAACCAATGCAGAAGCACATCAATGATGGTGCTTGTCAACTCATCTGCTTTCCTACATATGGAAAAGCACTATCAGTCTTCAAGGAGATATGTGACTCCAAAGGACTGGACTATGATACCTACAACCAAGAAGACTATCCATGTGAATGGATTGCTGGTGGAGTAGGTCATGACTATCGTATCACCTTAATCCCAGACCATCATGTTTGAATCACCAATCAATCCACCAGACAATCACTCTCTGTGCATCTATTGTGATGCTGATGAAGTGAGAGCAGAAGCAAGACAACTTGCAAGTGATAGAGCAAAGCAGTACAACATAGAGAATCCAGCATCAGAAGAAGATGAGAAGATTGATGAGGACTTCTATGATGATTGCTTGGATGAAGTTCAAAACCAGCATGGGATGTGTAGATGGTGCTATGAGGAAGACCATGCTGATGATGACAGAGATGACTACTGAACTTATATTTGTCTAACTTAATACATACACACAAGATGGTATCAAATTCTTATCTACAGGAAAGGAGAGCAGATGCTCTCAGATTGAAAAGCATTCTGGATGCTGGTGCAAAGCACAACTACAATGAGATTGATTTAGCAGTCATCAGAAGAGCATCAGAATCACCCAATGGTTTTGCAGTTGTCTACCAGAATTGCATGGTAGTTTGCAAGAAACCAAACACATCTGGACTCATGGTTCATCACTACTCAATCTTTGACCTATGAAGTATACTCAGAGAACAATCAACATGACCATCAACTATATGTCAAAGCAGTTTGACATGAGTGATGAAGACATCAAGTTCTACACCAAGCAACTTGAACTACTGGTAGAAGCAGTAGTCTTTGACTTCAAAGATGAAGTCTCTCAAATCAAAATCAATTCTAAATCTCATACACATGAAAACAATTCAAATCAAGGTTAAGCAACCAGCAGTAGAACAGACAATTGAAGTATCTATCCCATGCTATCGCAAAAGAGGAAACTGGTACTATGGAGTCCTATCAGAAACTGAAGCAATCCAAGTCTTCAAGTCAGAGTATACCAATGTTGGTGCATACATCTGTACTGGAGAGAGAATGGTCTCTGATGCTTTTGATACAGGAACAGAAGAATGTACCAGAAGTGAATTCCTTGAAGCACTAAGTTGGTCAATTGCTGGAATCAATGCAATCACAAGAGAGATGAAGGAGGACAACCAATGAACTATCCACTATCACCAGAGCATATGGATGCTCTCCAGAAGTTCCAAGGTAGACTCAACTCTGAACCATCCATTGAAGGAGTTGAATTGACTCCAGATAGGAAAGCATCTACACTTGTCATCAGTCACATTGAGATGACATTGGATGAACTTTTCTTTGGTCAATGGACAACAGAGAACTTCCAATGGTCTCACATAGCAAATGAAGTCCAAGCATCACTTGAACTGGTAGTCATTCATCCAGTATCTGGTCAACAAATCAGAAGGACTGGAGCAGCATCAGTAGTCATCATGGTAGACAAAGTTCCAGATGATATCAAGGATGACCCAATCTTGAGGAATAGATGGGCATTGAGTGCCGACAACAAGAAACCAAATGCTCTTGACATGGCATTCCCTAAACTCAAATCGGAATGTCTGAAGAATGCAGCACAATCTCTTGGGAAGGTATTTGGAAGAGACTTGAACAGGAAGAACAAGGATGTCTATAGACCATTCAGAATCACTCCTCAGACTACTGGAGTATCAGCACTACCAGAATCAACCATGACCAAGATGATTGAAGGAATCAAATCTGGAGCAGATGAGTTTGAGATACGGAATGCAATGGAACTCATGAAGGATGTGATGAGTGAGGAGCAGAAGAATCAGTTGAACCAATTAATGAAAGAGACACATGGAGAATAAGTATGTACAAGACTTGCTGATTCAATCAGCGCAACAATCCCTTGCATGGGATAGAATGAGATTGGGCAAATTCACAGGTAGTGGAATCTCTGCTCTGATGACTGAACCAAGAAGCAAAGCAGACAAGGACTCTGGTGCTTTCTCCCAGACTGCACTCAAGTACATTCATGAGAAACTCATGGAGCAAGTCACAGGACAAGTATGCTATGAAGCAACAGGAAGAGCATTGGACTGGGGAAACGAATGGGAGGAGACTGCATTGAAGGAGTTAGCAAAACACATTGGTAGTACACCAGAGCAAACCAAACTCAAACCATCATTCAAGTTGTTCAATGAGTTTAGTGGATGTTCTCCAGATGCTTTCATGTATCATCAATGCTTTGACATGGAACTGGGAGTAGAAATCAAATGCCCATTCAATTCACTCAATCACTTCTACCATTGTCAAGTTGATGGATGGGAGACTCTGAAAGAAATCAATTCAGACTACTATTGGCAAGTCCAAATGAATATGCTGACATTCGGGAAGACTGCATGGATATTTGCATCCTTTGACCCTCGTCAACCAGACAACAAGATTCTTCATCATGCATTGATTCACTTCAATCCAGAAGATGGTCAACTGCTTTGTGAGAAGTTGGAGAAAGCATATGCATACAAGCAACAATTGTTGAATGAATGGACTAACACACCAGCACTATGAGAGACTCCACTATTGTCTATCGCTCATTCTATGAAGCAATCTCTGAACTACCCAAGGAAGTTCAAGCAGATGTCTATCATGCACTCTTTGAGTATGCTCTGAACTTCAATGAAGTTGAACTATCTGGACTTGCAAAGACCATCTTCACTCTCATCAAGCCACAACTGGATGCAAACATGAAAAGGTATATGAATGGAACTATACCAAAGAAGCAAACAGGAAGCAAAGTGAAAGCAAAAGACAAGCAAACTGCAACCAAAAGTGATGCTAATGAAAATGAAAATGAAAATGAAAATGGAAATGAGAATGGAATCATCAATGAGACTGATGTGATAGAACTTGCAAAGGACAAGTTGAAACCAGTTCCAAAGAAGAGACCATCACCATCACCATTCATTCCTCCTACACTTGAAGAATGGAAGCAATACTTCAGAGCATATGGAATGAAGGAAGACATTGCAGTCCGCTCATATGAATCATACAAGGTTGCTGACTGGCATGACTCCAAGGGAAAGAAGATTCTGAACTGGAAGCAGAAAGTTCAACAAGTTTGGTTCAAGGATGAGAACAAATCATCTGAAGCAAAAGCGAACAGATATGTACTACCATTGCAATACAGACCAACAGGAGGACTATCATGATACAGAGAATACAATCACATGACTCGGACATAGAAGTTGCAATTCTGGGTAGTCTATTGCTTTCTGAGAAGATGCTTCCAGAAGTGATTGAACTACTTGCACCAGAAAAGTTCTATGAACCAAAGCACAGAGATATCTACTCTGCAATTCTATCACTCTACAGAGCATCCACACCAGTTGACTTGCTCACCTTGACCAAGCAGTTGAGGAGTGAAGGAAAGTTGGATGATGTTGGTGGTGCTTTGTATGTGTCTCAGTTGACCAACAGAGTTGCATCTACTGCAAACATCACAACATGGTGCTTGCAGTTGAGTGAGATGTTCATGAAGAGGAGATTCAATGAGATTGCATCCAAAGTATATGAGAAGACTTTTGATGAGACCATTGATGTCTTTGATGTCTATGATGAATTCATGACTCAGATGAATGAAGTCTTCCAGCAGAATCTCAAAACTGAAGTAGTTCACATATCTGGAGTAGTGACTGAAGCATCAAAGTCAATTGCTCATAGGATGAACTCCAATCAAGAAGTCTCTGGATATTCTACAAGTGTTCGTTCTGTGGACATGATGCTTGGTGGACATCAGAAGTCAGACCTAATGTATATGGCTGGAAGACCAGCAATGGGAAAAACTGCTATGGCATTGACTGAAGTGTTGGAACTTGGGAAGTCTGGTGTACCAGTTGCATTCTTCTCACTTGAGATGAGTAGTGTTCAACTTGCATACAGACTTGCTTCAATGGTATCTGGTGTATCAGCAGAGAAACTCATGAAGTACAAGTTGGACAAAGAGTCAGCAACCAAATACTATCAAGCAGTTGATGTGCTGAACAAGATGCCCATCTACATTGATGATACTGCTGGTCTCTCTGTGATGGACTTGAAAGCAAAAGTCAAGAGGATGCAACAGAAGCATGGAATAGAGATTGTCTATGTTGACTATGTCCAGTTGATGTCTCTTGGTGGAAAGAAGACTGGTCTCTCCAGAGAACAGGAACTATCTGCTATCTCAAGGAATCTGAAGTTGATTGCAAAGGAGTCCAACATTCCAATGGTAGTTCTATCACAACTATCCAGAGGAGTAGAATCAAGACAGGACAAGAGACCAATCCTTGCAGACTTGAGAGAGTCTGGTTCATTGGAACAGGATGCTGATGTTGTCACCTTCCTATTCAGACCAGAATACTATGGTATCATGGAAGCAGAAGGAGGACATTCAACCAATGGACTGGGAGAGTACATCATTGCCAAACAGAGGAATGGTGGAACTGGTATCTGTCCAATGAGATTCCATCACAACATCATGAAGTATACAGACATGAATGTCTATCCACATGGTCAAACACAAGATGAATTCTGATGAAGACTTGCAAAATCTGTAGAGTGAAGTTCACTCCATTGTACTCATCTCTTCAACCAACTTGTATCAATCCAAAGTGTCTTCTATCTTGGGCAAAGAAAGTTGATGAGAAGAAAGGGAAGAGAGAGATGAAAGCAATGAGAGAGAGACAGAAGTCAATCTCTCAATGGAGAAGAGAACTGCAACAAGTATTCAACAAGTTCATCAGAGAGAGAGACAAGGGAAAAGGATGCATCTCATGTGGAGCAAAACTGCAAGGGAAGTATGATGCTGGTCACTATTACTCTGTTGGTTCATATCCAAACTTGAGATTCAATGAAGACAATTGTCATGGTCAATGTGTCCATTGCAATCAGCATCTTCATGGGAATCTTCTGGAGTATCAGATAGGAATCTTGAAGAGGATTGGAAAGCATAGACTGGAAGAATTAGAATCACAGAGGAATGAACCATTGAGACTTCCTCTGGATGAAATCAAAATCAAAATCAATTTATACAAATCAAAAACCAAACAACAATGTACCAAGTAGAATCAGTAGAATTGCCACAAGCAAAAGGAAAGAAATCAATCTATCCATTCAAGACTCTTGAAGTCGGTGAATCATTCTTCATATTTTGTGAACCAGAGCAGATGACCAAGACACAAAGAAAGATGTCTGCTCTATGTGTGATGTCTGGGAAGAGACATGGAAAGAAGTTTGTCACCAGAAGAGTTGACAATGGTGTGAGAATCTTCAGAATAGAGGAGGTGAAGTCATGACTATTGACCAAGCAAAGGACAAAGTCAAGAATGATATTCAACACTACTACAACAAGGAGCAAGTGATTGAACTGCTTGACAAGTTGACTATCAAACCAACATCACACACTTTAACACTATTCTGAGTATGAAGCCAAAAGTCAAAACATGGTTGAACCAGATTGAATCTGGAATGATATCCAGCAACACAACAAGGATACTTCACTACATCATGATGCATGATGGATGCACTATCCTACACATGAGAGAAGACTTGCTCTGCTCACATCAGACATTGACTGCAATCATCTCTGCATTGATGGATGAAGGACTGGTCAAATCAATTGGGGAGATTGAAGTTGATGGTTCACACTACTCCAGAATGAAATATGTATCCGACTCTGTAGACAGAATCATGCAAATGAATAAGAGGAGAGAGGAGAAATTCCACAGATTCCTTCTTTCTATGGGTGAATATCTGGACAAGTTGGATGTCATCCAAGAGCATCTGGACAAGTTGAAGTTGGAAGATTTGAATCACTCACATACACACACACATCATGAGTCTACTGAACTGGAATCAAAGAGTCAAGGACATATTCAAGGAAGTCTATTCTGACTTGTATGTATACAGGTTGACCAATAGACACATCACTTGGTGGAGAAGCATCTACATAGTGACCATGCTCTTGTCTATGTATCTGTCATATGCTGATGACTCATGCTGG